GTGCGAGTAATGCTAGTAGTGCGAGTAATGCTAGTAGTGCGAGTAATGCTAGTAGTGCAAGTAATGCCAGTAATATTATTAGTCGAGTAATTTTTCTTTTTATTTAATAATTGAATAGAGAATTTTATTAAGATAATTCATTGGATTTTTTTTTTATTAAAAATAGTGTAAAATCTCTTAGAATTTTTATTATTTATTTAATAAAAATTGAAACAGATTTTAAGAATCTCATAATAAAATCTCTTAGAATTTTTATTATTTATTTAATAAAAATTGAAACAGATTTTAAGAATCTCATAATAAAATCTCTTAGAATTTTTATTATTTATTTAATAAAAATTGAAACAGATAAATATCTAATAATTATTATATATCATTCTATGAATAATCAATTTTAATTTTAAAATTAAACTAAAATGTCAGATTCTGTTATATCTCCTCCTGTATCATATAACATAAAAAATAGTAAAAGTATATTTGTAAATAACACTTATACACATTTTACAAAGGCAAATATGCTATTAACATCGTCTTATGTAAATAATACACCAAATTCATATTATAATGAAATAGTTAATGGTTTGCAAAATCTAGGAAATTTAAATGATTTATATACTATTGGTGTTTTATACAAAAATACTAATGATCATGAATACGATAGTCAATATACCGTAACTGGTTCACTTAAAAAGTTTGAAGTAAAAAATATAAATGAGCATTGTGATTTATTTTGTGATAGTTATTTTGTTAATAATTTTGAAAAAATATGTTCATGTGTAATTATAAAAGCAGCACGTAGAGAAATAGAAGAAGAAATAGGCTTATCATTTGATGATATATGTAAACCACTTAAAATTATTGAAAATAATGTTAATAATAAAATGTGGTATAGTCTTATATTTCACATATCTCAATTATGTGTATATAAACCTATATATTCGCATAAAATTATTCCGAGAAATAAAGAGTTATTTAGTGATATTAAAAAAATTAAAATACAAATTATTATAATTGGTTCTGAAGATGAAATAAAAGAAAAGTTAAGTACAATTACATCATATCGTATTGGTCATGAAGATGATATCATTGGAATTACATTGTGTAAATTTAATGATTTACATTTTAATTAAATAAATTATTCTTTTTTTTTATTATGTTCTAAATAATGTTTTCTACATAATGGTATATAATTCTCAATACCTATTATAACTTGTTCATTCTCATTACTTTTACGACATGTAAATAATGCTTCTGTACCATCACAACATAATTTACATAATGCTGTTAATTTAGTTATTTTATTACAATATGGTATTAATTGGAATATATTGCCAAATACATTCCGTTGAAAATCACCATCTAAACTAATTATGGTTATAGATTTGTTATATTCTTCACACCATTTAATAACATATTCTTTTAGATCTGAAAAAAATTGTCCTTCATCAATAAATATAAAATCTACTTTTTGTATTTCTGATAATGGAATATCCTTAAGATATTTTGCACGTAGACATTTAATACGTTCTAAATTATGTGCTACAATATAATCTTCATTTGTATATCTTTTATCATCTGAATAATTTATACCTAATACTTTTTGTCCAATATTAAGACGTCGACGACATTCTCGTATTAATTCAGATGTTTTACCCGAAAACATACATCCAATTATGAGATTAATCTGACCACATTTATCCATATATAATTATTTAATTTAATTTATTTATAGTTAAATAATTTATCTAAATATAATTCAATTTTTTTTTAATAAACTATTTTTATTTAGTAAACTATTTTTATTTAGTAAACTATATTATATAGTAATATATAATGAATTCACGATGGACATCAGAAGAAGAAGGTAAATTATTAAAATTAATTGCTAGTGGAAAAACATGTAAAGAATTATGTGGTGGATTTAATAGAAGTGAAAATGCTCTTGAATTGCGATTAAAGAAAATAATTTATGATAATATAAATAATAAAAAGCCAATAGATAAAATATCAGAATTATTACATATGAATAAAGATATAATAATGCAACATTATTATTCTTATAAAGATTATGTTGAAAAACAACAACAACGTGGAGGAAATATTAGTGATAATATTATTAATGATACACATATAAGTGAAACAAAAATAAATAAATTAAATAATATAAATTTATCACAAAATCAAATGATAGGTGGTAATAAATTACAAAAATTAGAAGAACAAAATAAAAAAATGAAATTAATATTAGAAAATTATATGTTAAAACACAAAATTACTAAATTACTTAAAAATAAAGATAATGGATTATATAAAAACGCATTAAATGCATTAATTGAATAAATAATTTATTAGATTTTTTATTTTTAGTCAATTTAACTAAAAATAAAAATTGAAATTATAAATTATCTGTATATTAAAGTTATATGTATAAAATATATTACTAATTATGACTTCTCAAATGGAATCTAATGCCGAAACATCGGCTTATGTTGTGCAAGATGAGCCTCAAGATGAACTTGAGTTGCTCAAAAGAGAGTTAAAACCTTTCGCACAAGCCCTATCTGAAGATATTGAAAAGAAACCAATATGTAAGGCAACTGCATATGAAATTGCTATTGCGATGATTGCGGATATTGTTATCAAAATTTTAGATTATCAAGAGAAAAAAATTATTTTTCCTAAGAAAGTAATTTCAGGACTATGGTCTATTCATAGTGGTGAATCAAATATTAATCTTATTGGAATGATCTATCAATATATGACGATTTGTGGTTCATATCCCGATGCAAAATTTAAGAAGAGTACATATGGTTCTACAATTTCAAAGAAACTATCATCTGATATTAATTATCGTCTTGATCCTAAACAAGCATATATTCCACTAAAAGATTGTAAATTTGTATTGCTATTGAAAGTTTTTCGGTCAATTCTTGCTTATTCAATTAAGCATACTACTGGAAAATATGAAGTTCCAAATGAAAAAGATTCTAATACATGGCGTTACTTATATGTTGATAATCAACGTCAACAGCATTTTTTGACATCAAAAGAATTTATTGAATTTACACTTGAAATGGGTCAGGTATATGGTGAAATTGATAAGCTTTCTCCTCAATTAAGTGAAATCCATGAAATTTTTAATGAGGCAGCAACTGCTTCAAAATTAGAAAAACAAGAAAGATTACAAAATATTGAAGCTAGCACTCTGCAACAAAAAAAATCTAAATATTATGATTCTCATAAAAGACAAAATTATGTAAAACAACATGATAATACACTAAAAACTACAGTTGAATGGGAGAAAGTTGATAAACAAGTACCGCTTCCATCAGTATGGGGCAAGATTAATCCTATTACAAAGAAATCTTTGCCTGTAATGGATTCTGTACCACAATCGCTAACACAATCTACTTCTACAGAAGAATGTGGCGTTGATGATACAACAGTTGATGATGGTTTTGAACTAGTTGTTAAACGTCGTGGAAAACGTTAAAATAATCATCACAAATCATCGCATTTTCTATAGAAAATATGATGATTATGATGATTATGATGATTTTTTTTTATGGTCTAAATTCTATGTTTAAAAAATCTATTCTATCAAGTGTTATTCTATTACCATTATATCGGCGTATTACTACTAAATCATCATGATCTGCTCTAAAAATAGTATGTGTTTCAACATCTCTACAAGCTATATCGGTTTCATATTCTGAATTACCAAACCGTGTATTTGATATATATGTTAACGGAATTTTTACATTATCATAATATATTATATATTTAAAATCTTTATCTATTTTTAATACTTTTGGACCATAACAATAATCATTATAACCATTAGAAAAAGTTTGCCTTAATTTAAACTCTGTCATATATTATTTATATTATACAAAAAAAATTGAAGATTATAATATAAAGTATATTATAATATTTAAAAAAACCATATATATTATTTTTAATATATGGATGATGAATGGATTATTATCCAAAAAAAACAAAAAAAAGAGAAAATAATAGAAATAGATAAATTTAAATCACTTGATGAAATAAAAAATATTATTATTGATATATTATGTAATAATAAATTATTTAAAATTCCATCATATATTTATATATATGGTTCACGTGCACGTAATACATCTAAAATTAATAGTGATATTGATTTAATGATTTTTTGGAAATATCCAGTTCCATCTTATGATGATTTATTTCTATATAAAGAAACTCTAAAATCTGCATTAAAATTAAATATTGATTTTGTATGTATGTATATTACAAATAAAATAGTAAATGTATATGATGAAAAAACAAAATGTTATTATGATAACGTTATAATAGATGCAAAATGTATTTATCCAGAAAATAATATTAAAACAATATCTGAATTAATTGATTGTAGTATTAAATTACAGAAAATCTAAATAAAAAATTGAATATATAAATATATAAATATATATATTTATAGTAATACATTTATATTATATACGCATAAAATAAAATGCTTAAACATTTCGATAATATTATTATAGCAGAGTGTTCACAGGGACAACGGAGATTTGGTGTCCAAGATGGTGGTGATTATATTTGTAGATATACAAATATTAAACCAACTATTATTTTAGAACATAAATTATTTAACAATATTGACAGTGATGAAAATAATGGATATAAAATATTAAGTGATATTTTAACGACTAGTCATGAAAGTAATAAAAAAACTTTAGTAATTGGAGGCGATCATAGTCTTGGTATTTCTAGTGTTGATTATCTTGCAAATAAATATCGTGAAAAATTATGTGTATTATGGATTGATGCACATGCTGATATTAATGATCATATTACTAGTTTATCTGGAAATATACATGGTATGCCTCTTGGTTATCATCATATTTCGCGTACAGACAAACCAATATGGAGAAAAGAAAATCAATATAGATTAAATTCATCACAATTATATTATTTTGGTATTCGTGATTTAGATCCAGCAGAGAAAAAACTAATTGATGATGAACATATTGGTTATTCACTTGTTTTTGATGAACAATTAAAAAAATTTATAGAAAATGCAGAAGTTCTATTAATTAGTTTCGATGTAGATGCACTAGATCCTAAATATTTAAATTCAACTGGATGTTATGCACCTGATGGATTAACACCGTTAGATGTAAAAGAAGTCATAAAATTTGCACATTCGTTAGACAAATTAACACATTTAGATTTAATGGAATTTAATCCACATATGGGTGATCAATTAAAATCATTAGAATGTATAAAACAAATTTTTTGTTAATTATTATAAAAAAATTTGTTTTATATTATATCTAAATTATATTTTTATTTATTAAATAATATTAAGATATATTAAATTATTTATTATAAACTTAATATATAAAAAGAATGGATTCATCTAGTTTATTACTTGGTATAATATTATGTATTGTATTATGTATAATTTGTTGTTCATGTTCATCCTTCTTTAAAAAAATAATGAATAAATTAGAAAATTTTGAAGATGATAAAAATAAAAAATATGATATAATTGATTGTGATTTTTGTAAAGATCCATAAAATTATAATATTGATATTATATTATATTATATTATAATGGGTCGCCTGTATTAATTTCTCATCAAAACCATCATATTTTCTATAGAAAATATGATGATTTGTGATGATTATTTTAACGGTGGTACTACAACTGGTTTGAATGCAGCAACAGGTTGAACAAATAGTGGAGCTGGTTCAGCAGTAAGTTGTATATCGCATGCTTTTTAATTTAATAATTATAAATTTTTTTTTGTATTTAATTTAAAAAAAATTGAATATTAAACATTTTAAGGATTTAACATTTTATATATAAACTATATATTATAATGTCTTCTTCGAATCAAACTAATGTTGCTATCGGTATCGATCTTGGTACTACTTATTCATGCGTTGGTATATGGCAAAATGGAAAAGTAGAAATTATTGCAAATGATCAAGGTGAGAGAACTACACCATCTTATGTTGCATTTACTGATCTAGAACGTCTAATAGGTCAATCAGCAAAATCACAAGCAGCACTCAATCCAAAAAATACAGTGTATGATGCTAAACGTCTGCTTGGTCGTAAATTTTCTGATTCTACAGTACAATCTGATATGAAACATTTTTCATTTAATGTTGTACCAGATTCTAATGATCTACCACAAATTAAACTTGAAGATGGGACAGTATATCGTCCTGAACAAATTTCTGCAATGGTTCTCGAATCTATGAAAAAGACTGCAGAACAATATCTTGGCTTTCCAGTAAAGAAAGCAGTAATTACTGTTCCTGCATATTTCAATGATTCTCAACGTCAATCAACAAAAGATGCTGGTGCAATTGCTGGTCTAGAAGTTCTTCGTATTATCAATGAACCAACTGCTGCAGCTATTGCATATGGTCTTGATAAAGTAACTGATACTGAGAAGAATGTTCTTATTTTTGATTTAGGTGGTGGTACTTTTGATGTATCACTTCTTACTATTGAAAATGGTGTATTTGAAGTAAAAGCTACTGCTGGTGATACACATCTTGGTGGTGAAGACTTTGATAATCGTATGGTTAATCTATGTCTTGAAGAATTTAAACGTAAAAATAAAAAAGATATGTCTGGAAATGATAAAGCAATGCGTCGTCTAAGAACTGCTTGTGAACGTGCTAAACGTACTCTATCTAATGCTACTTCTACCAAAGTAGAAGTTGAAGCACTTTATGATGGTATTGATTTTGATATGACATTTACACGTGCTCGTTTTGAAGAACTTTGTGGTGATCTTTTTCGTGGATGTCTCGATCCAGTAGAAAAAGTTCTACGTGATGCTAAGATGGATAAAAAAGATGTACACGATGTTGTACTTGTTGGTGGTTCTACTCGTATTCCAAAAGTACAAAAACTTCTATCAGATTTCTTTTGTGGAAAAGAACTATGTCGTAGTATTAATCCAGATGAGGCTGTTGCATATGGTGCTGCAGTTCAAGCAGCTATTCTATCAGGAACACAAGATGCTAAACTTAATGAAATGGTTCTTCTTGATGTAACGCCACTTACAATTGGTATTCAAACTGCTGGTGATGTTATGACACCGATGATTCCACGTAATTCAACAATTCCAACAAAGAAAACACAAACCTTTTCGACTTATTCAGATAATCAACCAGGTGCAACTATCTGTGTATATGAGGGTGAACGTAAATTTACACGTGATTGCAATAAACTAGGTCAATTTGAACTTACTGGATTTCCACCTATGCCACGCGGTGTACCACAAATTGAAATAACATATGAACTTGATGCAAATGGTATTCTTACTGTATCAGCATGTGAAAAATCATCTAATAAACAAGAAAAGATTACGATTACAAATGATAAAGGACGTCTTTCTAAAGAACAAATCGATGAAATGGTTAAGAAAGCAGAACAACTTAAAGATGAAGATGAAAAGAACTTTAAACGTGTAGAAGCAAAGAATTCATTTGAAAGTTATATATACAATTGGCGAAACCAACTAGATAATCAAGAACTAACATCTAAACTTGATGCAAGTGATGTAGATAAATCTAAACAAATTATTAAAGATATGCAAACATGGCTTGATGCAAATACAACTGCCAGTGCAGAAGAATATGAACATAAACAAAAAGAATGTGAAGCACATTTTAACCAACTAGCACAAAAGATGTATGCAGGAGCTGGTGGTGCTGGTGGTATGCCGGGTGGAGCTGGTATGCCAGATATGTCACAATTTGCAGAGATGATGAAGAATGGTGGTGCAGGTATGTCACCAAAATCTAGTGAACCAGTTGTAGATGAAGTTGATTGAATGATTAAATAAAAAATTTTATTTATTATATTTTTAATAATTCTATAAATTAAGAAAAAAATGCAATGATTAATTAAGTCATTATATTACTAAAAATTATTTATTATCTTCTGTTTTATTTATTTTAGTATCTTCCAATTTTTTATTAAGTTCCATTTCCAATCTATGTTTTTCTGTTGTTTTTTCAAGAAAATCTAAATAAACTTTATCTCTGATTAATTTCTTTAATTTTATTTTTCTTTCTAATTTTTCTTGACGTAATAATATTCGTTTATCATATGTATTATAATTATGAGATATACATAATATTATTTTTTCTGGATCTAATTGTGTCATTCGTTCAGTAAAATTATTTGTAAACGATGGTTCTTC